GTCACGTAAATTTTTTCTTTGGTTTTTGGGGTGATCTACCTTTGAGCTATGAAAGTAGATCGTTTTCTGACCCTATTTTAAATTCGCAATGCCATTCAGGAGGCGTCGTGGTTAAAAATCCTGTTTTCCTGCCCGCGCCTGATGTGGCGACGATGACAAGTCTTGAGCTGGTGGCGTTCATTAATGAAGTCCGGTCCAAGAAAGCAAAACTCGATGGGCAAACATTCCCCTGTAAAAAGTTCCCCCAGCTGCTTCACAAGAACTTTCTGGGCAAAGTCCCAAAGGTTTTAAGTGAAGATCACTCGGCTAAATTTTTAGCTCAGTACAAAGATTCAAGTGGAAGGGGCGTCAAATACTACAAATTCCCCCGTCGTGAAGCCTGTTTAATGGCGATGTCTTACGATTATGAAGCTCAGGCGAAGGTTTTTGACCGGATGGATGAGCTGGAAGGGCGGATGAAAGTGAATCTGATGGACTTTTCTCAACTTCGTGAAATGACTGTGTCTGAAATGCAAACGCGTGTAACACAGGCTGAACGGTTTTCGTTTGAAGAGCATGGTCAGCGCGGAAGCGGATTAATGACCCAGCGCAAGAAAGAAAAAAAGATGATTGAGAACGCCCATGATGTCGTGAAAAAACTTTCTCAAATCGAACTTCCCGGTTTTGATTCTGAGGTCTCAAGAATTGCATGACCACTATCGAATTCATTGAACAAAACATCATCGCTGAACTGACCCGTCAGGGTTTTGATCAGACAGCGTGTCATATTGGCGCACGTGAAGGAATCGCTTATTTCAGGCGGGCTTCTCAGGCAAGCAGAAAGGGAAAAATCTTTGATGATTGCCTTTTTCACGCCAGATTATTCGCCAAAAAACACGCTTCAAAGAAAAAACTACTCGTTTAACCCGCTTTTTTTAGGAAAATAGAGAGATTATGATTAAAAAATTACTACTGGTGACAGCGTTTTCATTAATGTCCTGTTCCGCGTTTGCGAAAGTTGTCAGTTGTCCCGCGCCATCTTCGATTGTGACAACCGGTCAGGTTGATGTGGAAGAGGGTATTCCTGGTTTTATCTATTGCTCACCCTCAGAAGCGGAATGTAAGTGGAAAGGGATTGACCCGCTTTCGGATCAAATCAGTGAAGTCGCAGGTGTTATCAACGTGGCGAATAAGCCCACTAAACATAACGGCCTGACTTATTGTGATTACGAACTGAAAAACGGTTCAAAAATTCGTATGACACTGAGCAAATAAAGCTGTCCCAGACATCAAAAGAGAGATAATTCAATGCTAACCACCAAAAAAAGGGGCTTTGCCGATGCGCTAATGCGGGGAGAAAACCAGACTCAATCCGCCATTCTTGCGGGTTACAGCGCGGCAACAGCAAAATATAAGGGTCATCAACTTTCAAAAGACAAAGATGTTTTGTCTTATATTGAACGCATGACACCTGATCCAGATGATGAATTGATTACTGATTGTGACTCGGTAGAAATGGCATCTGAGGGAAGCACCGTGCCGGAACTGGTTAAGACCGAAGCCATCGATGATCCTCTGGTGGTTATGCGCCGGATTATGAACGATAACCTGTTCACTGATCCGAAGCTTTCACTGGATGCCGCTGCTAAACTCGCCCCGTATGTCTCAGCGAAAGTAGGCGAAGGGGGCAAGAAAGACGCGAAGAACACCGCCGCAAAACAGGCCGCTAATTCTTTTTCTGCGATGATGCCACCAGCATTAGTCGTTAATAATACGATTTAAAGATCAGGTTTCTGACGTTAAGGTTTTTATGCAAAGCTGGCGCACGGATTGCCCGGACTGGGCAGATCGATTAATTAACAAAGAATCTATCATCCCACCTCCAATTTATCCTGAAGTGGCGAAGTTGGGTCTGGATATCTTCAAACAACTTCGTGTGTCAGATTTGCCTGGCAAGCCCACGTTCGGAGAATGTAGCGATCAATTTGTCTTTGATTTTGTGTCAGCTATATTCGGGGGCTATGACGTACAAACCGGAAACCAGTTAATCCGGGAATATGGTCTTCTGATCAGTAAGAAAAACACAAAATCAACGATTGCCGCCGGTATCATGCTCACCGCGTTGATTTTGTGTTGGCGTGAGGACGAAGAACATCTGATCCTTGCTCCCACGAAAGAAGTTGCGGATAACAGTTTCAAGCCAGCCGCTTCAATGGTTCGGTCTGACCCTGCTTTATCGGACATCTTTCATGTTCAGGACCACACACGCACGATCACCCACCGGGTAAATCGTAATTCTCTGAAGGTGGTCGCAGCTGATACCGATACGGTGTCGGGTAAAAAGTCTGGGAGGATTCTTGTTGATGAACTTTGGATCTTTGGTAAGCGAGCCAAAGCTGAATCGATGTTCATGGAAGCGTTAGGCGGTCAGGTATCAAGAAATGAAGGGTGGGTTATCTTTCTAACCACTCAGAGTGACGAACCGCCCACTGGGATTTTTAAACAGAAGCTTGATTATTGGCGTGATGTCCGGGATGGGGTGATCGAGGACAAGAAAACGCTAGGCATTTTGTATGAGTTCCCCGAAAAGCTCCTTGAACAGAAAGCGTATGAAGACCCCCGGAACTTTTACATCACGAACCCGAACATCGGTCGCTCTGTCAGTCGTGACTGGCTGGAAGGGGAGTTTAAAAAGTACCGGAATAAAACGGACGGCACCTATCAGCAATTTCTGGCCAAACACCTCAACATCGAAATCGGTCTGAATCTTCGAAATGACCGCTGGCCGGGTGCGGATTACTGGGAACAGCAACAGGACGAATCGATCACCTTTGATTCCATTCTGTCCCGGTCTGAAGTGATCTGTGTTGGCATCGATGGGGGTGGTCTTGATGACCTGCTGGGTCTGAGCGTGGTGGGTCGGGATAAAAATACGCGAATGTGGCTGTCATGGTCACATGGCTGGGCGACACGAACGGCGATTGAACGCCGCAAAAGTGAAGAAAGTCGTCTGAATGACTTTGTGGCCAGCGGAGATTTCACCATCATTGATGAGGTCGGAGAAGATTTCGAACAAATCAGTCACATGGTGATGGAGATTTTCCAGGCGGGTTTACTGGATAAGGTCGGGATGGACCCGGCAGGTGTGGGAATGCTTCTCGATGCCATGGTGGAGGCGGGTGTGCCTCAGGATTCAATCATTGGTATTTCTCAGGGCTGGCGACTGGGAGGGGCGATTAAGACCACCGAACGCAAGCTTGCTGAAGGCGCACTGATTCACGCAAAACAACCGCTGATGAACTGGTGTGTCTCAAATGCGAAGGTCGTCCCTTCCGGTAATGCCACGCTTATCACCAAACAAGCCAGTGGCACGGGTAAAATCGATCCCCTGATGGCGCTTTTTGATGCCGTTTCACTGATGGCGTTGAATCCCGGACCCACCAAAAAAGATTACGGTGTGTTCTTTGTTTAGTTGACATGTTTATACAATGTATATACTATTTAGATCAGCCCAAACAAGGAGAAACCCCGAAATGAACCAGACTGAAAAAGCAGCTAACGAACTTTCCGTTTTAGCTCAGCAAAAAGCACACCTTGAATCTGTTCAGAGACTGATGGTCGCACTTCAACAGGAACTTCGTGATGCGGGTGTTAAAGACACGGCTGATGGTCTGGGGATTTTAAAGTTTGCCATCGGCAAACATCAGGATGATCTGAGTGAAGGTTTTGACAATGCCTTATTCCGTTTAACATTGAGTGAGTGATATTAACAAACCCGCCTTTGCGGGTTTTTTTGTGTGTGTTTATCGCATGGATTATGATTTTTTTGGGGGAATGGTCTGTGAAACTATGTTTTTTTGAACCAGGCATGACCTTAAAATGAAAAAATCAGACCTTATTATTGACTTAACCACCATGCGTCAGATTGGTGAGTTTCACACAGAATCCCTTTTAGACAATATCGGCATCAAACACGGGCGCTCAATCAGTATGCCGGTGATCAATTGCGCCATTTATCTCGATTGTGAGTACAGGCCCGAAGATTTACCCAGCTTTGTTCAGCCGTATCGGTACGATTCGCATAAGTTCTGGGGATGAGAAAGGGAGCCGAAAGGCTCCCTTTTTTTATTCCCGATACGGGTTCAACCCGTTGTTCTTGCAGTGTGCCAGATAGCTTTTCAGTGCTTGAGCACCGAAGGACGGGATATCTGATTCATAGTAAGCATAAAAAATCGTCATCGCCCGCATGTTTTGAAAGACACCAACGTATAAGCCCATCTCTTTATCAAAATCGACCTTCGCGGTGTGCTTATGGATGGTATAAAAACGGCTTCCGTCGATCTCTTTGTATTTGAGCGGGTGGAATAACGTTAAGTTTTTCAGTTTGTTGATGATTTTCTGAATTTTCATTGTATGAAGGACGGTCCTTAATCGAAAAGAATTGAAATAGGGCGACAAATATCGCCCTGAAGGGTCATTCAGCCTTAAGTTGTTCGAGGATCACTGCGGGGAGGGTAGGCCGTCCGCGATAGAGACAGGTGGCAACAAACGTTCCTTCCGCATAAAGCACGTCTTCAACAAACATTTTTTCGTGAACGTTCACTAAATTTGCTTTGTGATGTTTTTGAAGCTCAACGGTGATAACAACGGTGTCATCACGACGTAATGCTTTACGGAACCTCAGATTATATTCAACGAGAATATATTGTTGTCCTTGCTCAAAAAGTTGACCGATATCTATTCCCAGCGACTCTTTCAGAAAGGCATGACGCGCCCATTCGAAATAAAACGGATAATAAAGCCCGTCAACGACGCCCTGAAAGTCGATGTGTTTGGGATCGACAACATAACTTTTTGAGAACATTCCAGCTCCTTACGTTTTCAATATACAAAGAACGACGACTGTCGTTGCCAGAACGGCAATCGCGATTGAAAAACGTCTGATTTCTTCCCGTTGTTCAACGGAAAGCGGGATATTCCTGAATCGATATAGGTTTTTAATATTTATCAAAGGTTAGTCCTTCTTTAGAAACTCACCCTCTCTTAGTGAGAGTCGGAAACCTTAACAAATTCCCTTCCAAAAAAATGAACAAAGTAAGCCCGTCTGACGGGCTTTTTTTGTGTCTGGTGGTTCGCCAATGGAACATCAACGCGCTGTAAGCTTGTTACAGCTTAAAGCTGTTAATGAGAACACCCGGCAAATAACCGGCATCGCGACGACACCCACCCCGGATCGCTATGGGGATGTGGTGATGCCGGATGGCGCGGAGTTCAAATTACCGATCCCGCTCCTATGGCAACACGATCATCTTTCCCCGATTGGTGAAGTCACCTCAGCTCGCGTGACAGATGACGGTATTGAAATAAAGGCTCAGCTCGCTCGCGCAGACGCGCCCAGTCAGCTCGCAGCCCGATTAGATGAAGCCTGGCAATCAATCCGGCTGGGCTTAGTAAAAGGATTATCCATCGGATTTCGCCCTATCGAATATGCCTTTATCGATGACGGTGGGATCCGATTCTCTTCATGGGAATGGTACGAGCTTTCTGTTGTGACCGTACCGGCCAACGCCGAAGGCACTATTTCAACCGTGAAGAGCATTGACCAGGAGTTACGCGCCGCGTCTGGCCCCTCTGAAACTCCCTCTGAACTCACTCATCGTGTCGTTCATTTGAAATCCCCCGCTGGCGCTTCAGCAAATCTCACAAAATCAATTCGTTCTTTAAAAGGAAAAGCCATGAATATCGGCGAACAAATTAAATCTTTTGAAATGAAACGTGCCTCACTGGATGCTGAACGCTCAGAGGTAATGGAAAAGGCATTTAATGAAGGTCGTACTCTCGATCTTGAAGAGCGCGAAAAATATGATGAAATCAGTGATGAAGTTAAAAGCATTGATGCGCATCTGTCGCGTCTTCGCGATCTGGAAGCTCAGAAAGCGGCGACTGCCAAACCCGTTCAGCCTGCTGCGGGTGGTGATACTGTTACAACCACTAAAGGTGTTCAGGCACCTGCAATCATTCACGTAGAAAAACAGCTAGAAAAGGGCATCGGTTTTGCCCGTATGGCGAAAATGCTTGCGGCAACAAAAGGCGTGAAGTCTGAGGCCGCTATGCTGGCCAAACATCAGTATCCAGACGACATCAAACTTCAGAGTGTGATGAAAGATCTGATTGCGGCGGGTTCAACTTCCGATCCGAACTGGGCGGGCAATCTGGTTACTGTTCAGGATTACACCGCTGATTTCATCGAGTTCCTTCGTCCACAGACTATCATCGGTCGTTTTGGTGCGAATGGCATTCCCGGCCTGACCCGCATTCCGTTCAACGTCCGCATTAAAGGTCAGACCTCTGGCGGTGCGGCGAACTGGGTGGGTGAGGGTAAAGCCAAACCGCTGACCAGCTTCGACTTCAGCCAGATCACTCTGGGCTTCACCAAAGTCGCAGCAATTGCCGTTCTGACTGATGAGGTTATCCGTCTTTCTACCCCTTCAGCGGATTCACTGGTTCGTCAGTCTCTGGCGGATGCGGTGATTGAACGTCTGGATAAAGACTTTATCGACCCGGCAAAAACCGCTGTCGACGGTGTTTCTCCAGCTTCGGTCACTAACGGTGCGGCGTCTTCTGCTTCAACCGGTGTCCCTGATCAGGATGCTAACATTGCGCTGTCTGTGTTCATTGATGCCAACCTGTCACCGTCTGGCGCAGTCTGGCTGATGTCGAGCACCACCGCACTGACTCTGTCACAGCGTAAAAATGCACTGGGTCAGCGTGAATACCCAGACATGACCATGTTCGGCGGCACCTTTAACGGTCTTCCTGTTCTGGTTTCTCAATATATCGATGATTCCCTGATTCTGGTGGACGCGCCGAACATCTATCTGGCTGATGATGGTGGCGTTGCAATCGATATCTCAACTGAGGCATCACTTGAAATGCAAACCACCCCATCTCACGATTCAATCACTCCAACCCCGATTGAGCTGGTGAGCATGTTCCAGACTAACAGCGTAGCGGTTCGCGCTGAGCGCTGGATCAACTGGCAGCGCCGCCGCGATGCGGCAGTGTCTATCGTGACCGGTGTTGATTACAGCGTTACAGCTGGCAGCTAAGAGGAAGGCGGGGTTCGCCCCGCCTTATTCATCATGATTCAGGTCCGATATATCAAGACGACACATGACAGTTTCGCGGGGGAAAAGAAATTTCTTCGCGGAGACCACGCCCTGATCCTTCAGCTGGCCGGTTTTGTTGAAATCCTTCCGAATGTAGAAAAGAAAACCCCACGTCGCGCCAAAAAGGCCCGCTAACCGGAGAGGTTAATTCGATGTTCAATTTCCTTCGGCGCAAACCCAAACAGGAAAATAAACAACTCCATTCTATTAATTCAGGAGCGTGGAGCCGGGTACTAGAACCCTTTGCGGGAGCGTGGCAAAGGAACATCGAAGTTCGGTTAGATAGCGTGTTAGCTTATCCCGCGATCTTCAGCTGTATATCGCTGATTTCCTCTGATATCGCAAAGATGCCGATCGCCGTTAAGCGTCGTCAGTCTAATGGTATCTGGGCAAAAGTTAATAATCCGGTGTTATCACCGCTGCTTGAAAAACCAAATTTCTATCAAACGCCGATGCAGTTCTTCGAACTGTGGATGATTTCGAAACTTGCACACGGTAACGCCTATATTCTGAAGTTACGCGATGAACGGGACAACGTTCGTCAGCTTCGGGTTCTCGACCCTCGACGCGTGATCCCCTATATCTCAGATGATGGTGAAATCTTTTATTCGATCCTGACGGATGAACTGAACGGTTTACCCGGTGGGATTTATGTTCCAGCACGTGAGCTGATTCACGATCGGTTTAACACGTTCTTTCATCCGCTCTGTGGTCTCTCTCCTGTATATGCCTCAGGTCTGGCGGCGGTGGGCGGGGAAGCGATGCTTCGCAACTCAGCACACACTTTTAAAAATGGTGGCAAGCCAGGCGGAATCATTACCGTTCCGGGTTCAGTTGATCAGGATAAAGCGCAGGAAATTAAAGATAACTGGAACACCGGTTATTCAGGGGAAAATGCCGGGAAGACCGCGTTACTCGCTGACGGCGCGTCTTTTGTCGCCGTTGCACAAACCGCAACTGATTCACAACTTGTCGAACAGCTGAATCTTTCAAATCAGTTGGTGGCTTCAACGTTTCGTGTTCCGCTTTACAAAATCGATACTGGACAGACTCCGTCCTATAACAACATTGAAGCACTTGAACAGGCGTACTACTCCCAGTGTCTTCAGGTCCACATGACGGCAATTGAAGGGCTGATCGCCGATACATTCAACCTTGATCGGTTGACGTGCGTTGAGTTCGATCACAGCCGTCTTCTTCGAATGGATACCGCCGCCCGCTATAAATCTTATGGTGATGGTATCGGAGCTGGTTTTCTTGCGCCTAATGAAGCCCGAATTAAAGAAAACTTCGAACCGGTTGAAGGTGGCGATACCCCATACCTTCAACAACAGAACTATTCACTTCAAGCCCTGGCTAAACGTGATTCTCAGGACAATCCGTTTTCAACGGGTTCACCGACTCCTTCAGCCTCTGATAATGACGATATTCCACCTGAAGATCCTAACGACCAGAATCAGCCACCTTCAGAGGAAGATGCCCGGTTCTTCACTTACTTACTCAACAAGAACAGCCCTTTCACGGAAACGCCCATGATTACAGAACGTGAAGCAGTTTTTGCCGAACTCATCAGGCAAAACATTGATCTGAAGGTGAAAGAAGCGCGGGAACAGATCCGATCAGAAATGGATGCTGAACTGTCAGAAAAAGACAATCTCATTGAGGCGCAGTTTGAAACCATCCGTTCTGAAGAAGAAAAAAACCTGAAGTTGTCAGAGACGCTCAGAAATATTGATGAAAATCTGTTGACGATGAAAGAACGCGTCACAGAGCTGGAAAAGTCCGCTGTCGATGAATCGGCGATTGCCTCGATGGTTTATGCACAGATTGAGGTTCCAGAACTGCCAGAACTCCCGGATTTCGACACTCTCATTAATGATGCGGTAAAACAGATAACGTTACCCGAACCTGAACCGCTTCCCGATATTGCTGAAATGGTGATGAAGGCTGTTCGTCTGGCCAAAGAAGATGCCCCCGGACCTGACGATATTGTGAAGATGGTTAAGGAGGCAGTGGATCAGATTGATATCCCTCAGCCTGAACCGGTGATCCCCCCAGACATCGATGAAATAATGAATCAGGTGGTAGCCCAGCTCATTATCCCTGAACCTGAGCCATTACCTGATATCAAAGCCTTGGTTGAAGATGCGGTGTCGAATATCCGACTCCCGGAACCTGAAGCCTTACCTGATATCGCCAAAATGGTTCAGGATGCTGTTCAAAACATCACATTACCTGAACCTGAACCGTTACCTGATATTGCG